GCTCATCATCACGCCGCAATCGGAATTGATAACTCCGTGATAATCCGCGCCGTCATAATTCGCAACGACAACCTGTGCATATTTACCCTCGGTATCTCGCATTTCTTCCGCAAACTTTGCGAATTGCGCAGCATAGAGGTCGTTGTCTTGTGTAAGCGCCATTGTCTGCCATCTTGCTTTACGAGCAAGCGCAAGATAAGCTGGATAAGCTGTAGCTGCGTTTACTGTGCCATTCGTGCCGCCCGAAAGCGCAAGACCCGCCGTAATTGTAGGTGCACCAAAACCGCTAAATTCCACATAAGCATTGGCTGTAAGCTCATCGATAACTGCCACGGTTTGTGCGTCCCTGCTCATGCCGTCAACGTAGGTCGTAACAGTGAATACATCCGCAGTTGATTCTTCGACGGCAATTATAATTGCGTTGCCTTTTGTGCCGGGGTATACGGCCTGTGCCGTTAGATTGCCATGTGTGCCTACCGCCTTGACGCCTCCGCTATCAAGCCTGTAAATCAAAGCCTTATAGCAGTTTGACAACATAAGGTTAAGTAGTTTTGCGCCCTCATCAAAGGCAGTAACGCCTACTTTTGACAAGCTTGAGCCGTCTGTTAGGTCTGTACTGAAAATCTCTATAAGTTCGCCTTCCGGTCCCCAATTAAGCGGAATTGCCATTGTGCCGATGCCGCGGTCGCCGACCGTCATCGTCGGCTTTGCCACAGCAGTAAAATTTATGTAAGCGCCGGGTCTAACTTTGTTCTGTGAAATCCATCGTGCCATGTTTTACCTCCTTAAAATTTGCATAATAAAAGCGCCCATCCGAAGATGAACGCTTGATTATTGAATTGATATAAAAATACCGCCCTATCCGGCGGTTGAGATATTGGTCGTAAGCGATTCTTGCAGCGGGTCTGGCTTGACCGGCTTTGTCGCCATAACAGAAATATTGCAGAAGAAAAATAAAACTCCATCTTGCTTTTCACAGCGACGATTCCTCAACTCCACCGGAACCCCATCCCATGTGATATGCGTCAAGTCCGACAACAACTTAATACTTACATCGTCAAGTTGCTGTTGCAGGCTTCCCACAACGCTAGAGGGGTCAGCGGCGACATGGAACCGAATATTGACAAGGTACGACATCATCCAGTGATTCTGTCGCTCTGTTGTCGCATCAAGACTCAATTGATGGATGAAGAAATGCGGGTATACTAAGAGCTGGCTCGGAACTGTTTCCCTGTATCGGGTTATCCCGGGGAACGCTTCACCCAGAGCAATGACCAGACCTGACGTGACACTTGTACTGATTAATTCATAAGACATACAACCTCTCCTTAGTCATACCGCGCCGCCATCGCTTCGGCGTATTCCTCTTCCGTTATTTCCCGCCAGTTCTCCGGGTTGTCCCCAACCCCAAGGAATACGGATCCGCCGGGCGAAGAATACGCCTCGCCGTTCGTCAAAACTTTGCCCTCGTCCGCGTGCAGCGTGATCAACTCAATCGATCCTGTCGTCATTTCGCTCTCTCCCTTCTATATCGTGATCGTCCAGTTCTTAGCCTCCGCAACCGCCCTTTGCTCGGCGGTTAACGTCAAGGCTGCCGGTGTGTTCGTCAGCGTGATCGCCCTGCTCGTCGTTATGGTCGGCAGGCTGTTGAAAAAGTCTACCGCCGCTTCCGACGACAATGAGGAATATTGCAGCGTTAAAGCTGCCGGGAATGTTGTTCTGGAGCCTGTAAATAAAATGTTTTTTAAACTCTGACAATTCGTGAATGGCGTCGATGCCACGGTAATATTTGTTATCGGTAACACGGCAGCGATAAGCGAATAGCAATAGTAAAACATGCTCGAAATATTTGTTACGCTGCTAAAATCCCAACTGCTCGGAATACGCTGTATACTGGAGGTATTATAAAACATATAACTTGCGTTTGTGACATTGCTGAAATCGAACGTATCCAATAATGCCATCAATTTAGTACAAACTCTGAACAACCCCGTAGCGTTTGTAACTTTGCTTGTATATAAGGCTGTTATCGCAAGAAGCCCTATGCAATTTGCGAACATGTTTGTAGCATTGGAAATATTGTTGGTTCCCTCCAAAGAGAAATATTGCAGCAGCTGTAAAGCGGACGCCGCCGTTTGCGAGCCTACGGCACAGGAGGTGCAGCTCGGGAGATTTCCCTTAAACTCAACGATATTCCACGACATATACACCGCATAATTTCTTTCGGAATGTAGGGATTGCGTGAAGGTGAGAATATCTGCCCCGGTTATTTTTAACATAACTTGCCTTGCCGCGTTTGAGGTTTCGTCTCCCCAATCCCCGTAGCCGAATGTCCCCTCATATGATAAACCGGAAGCCACGCTTTCACTACCGGACACAACAAACGAACCGTTTACCACCGTTCCATATTCAACCAAATACGAGCCGGTACAAGTAACTGTGAATGCTATTAAGTTCTCTGTCGGCGCGAACAAATGAAACAGCAGGTAAATTTCATTCTCGCTAACCTCCGGCATTTTCAGCCAGTCGTCCGGGCGCGTTTTCCTATAGACCACCGCCGGATCGTCCAGATCGCCGGATTCTGCCTCTCCCGTCCCGTCCGTCGGGATCGTCAGCACCTTCGCGTTAAGAGCTTTGAATGTTTCTGTACTCAAAGACGGAACGCCCATAGCGGTTAAATTAGCGGCCAATTCTGCCCGGCGTATCGGCATTAAGCTTGTTGCATCAGCTAATGTAGCCACTAAATATCACCACTCTTTTTCATTCGACACACATCTTGACATTCGAAAGTACAAAGCGGGTTTAATTCTGGTTCACATATCTCGCAAATCGTCTCAATAGTAGGGCATGGGAATATTTTGTATGAACGGCTACGAATTCCGTTTTTAAGAACAAGTGTATTATCAGACGATTTGTAATCAATATCCCGCAAAACATAATCGCCATATATATCATTGCCATCTGGAAAATCCCAGCTCGGATTATAGTCATAGACTCTGGCTTTCATCATTATCACATCCCCATTATCGCTATGATTGCGTCGGCCAACCCGCTAATCATTGCCAAGTCTGTATAAAACTCTGCTTCAGTTCCCGTATACCCGCCATCTACAGCGGACGCAAATGCACTTTTGCCGTCTACTCCATTAGTTCCATCGATGCCGTTAACGCCATCGGTTCCATTTGCACCATTAGAGCCATCTGCGCCTTTTAAGCTACTCAGCCATTCAGTCTCAGTGCCAACAAAGCCATTATTGACGGCTACCTGATAAGCGGACAGACCGTCTATACCGTCTATGCCATTTATCCCGTTTGTACCATCCAGCCCATTTGTTCCATTTGCCCCGTCTGCGCCATCTATACCATTTGTGCCATTAATGCCGTCTTTTCCGTGCAATGATTCCAACCATTCCGATTCCGAACCTGCAAATCCCGCGCTAACGGCTATTTCATAGGCCGATTTACCATTGGCGCCATTTATGCCATCGGCACCATCCGTACCGTCATTCCCCGATTCGCCTTTATCACCCCTAGGAATTGTGAAATTGAATACCGCGTTTGTTTCTGTCCCGGCATTTGCAATAGCCGCATTTGTGCCGGGGTCTCCTGTAGTTACAGTGCCAACTTCAATAGTTGCCGCCGTACCTGTACCACCTGTTCCATCTCCGGATGCTCCCGTATTGCCTCGCGGGATGACAAAATCAAAAACGGCAGCGCTTTCAGTCCCGGAATTAACAACGCTTGCGGATGCTCCCGCCGCCCCGGTTGTGACTGTGCCTACCATGATTGTAGCCGCTGCGCCGTCTTTGCCGTCAGCACCAGCGGAACCGGGTTCCCCCGTTGCTCCCCGTGCACCATCGGTTCCTTGCGGCCCCATGATATTCTGAACGGCGGGCGATGTAGTCGTTGCGCTTCTTATCCATGAGATATCACCAGAAACATCAACGGTCGGTTTCCACAGTAAATCGCTTGTGCTCCCAGTGCCACCGCCGACACCGGATTCTTCCAGTGTGGTTATGCGTTCTTCGTGGTCGGATAATTGTGCTTGTATTTGAGCAATGCCGCCCTGAAATTCTGGGGTGGCTTCATCCACGGCGTTAATGCTTCCGCCGATTGTTAGGCGCAGGGTATTCGTCTTAGCGATAATTTCATCAGCAACATTTGTATAAACGAGTTGGAGATGTAAAGCACCGGATTTTGTGAAGGGGGACGGTAGGGTAAACGCATTGTTTTCCACCAGCATATAGCCACTGTCTGCTCCGGATTGAAATTCGGCGCGGCAGATAAAGCCGTCAAGCATTGCAGGACGGCGAATATTGAAATGGACAAAGTTATGGTCGCCGTCCTGCCCCGCCTGCCGTCCGGATACGCTCATTTGCATATCGTTTGTGATTGAAAGTGTTCTAACCATGCTATACCCCCTGCCGCAACGCCATTAAGGCAGTCTGCCTGCTCTGGCTGGTTGCCGGAGCGCCAATAGTGCCGGTATATTCCTCCAGCGCCGTCCCGTCCGCCGCCAATTTTCTCGCTGTTACATAGTCCGCATTTTGTAAGTCAATTCCGACGGCGCAATTTATCCGCAGCGCTTGAATAATGGGGATGCTTCCAACCGAAACAGGATCGGGATTATCAACGGTATCAAAACTGATATGGCACGGGACGTTTGTGTATATGGGAACCTTGGGGTCAGTTACACTTGTCGAGCCATCGGGGAGCGTCACAAGTGTGCTGCGTCCAATGTCCATAACATCAGTATCAAAATATTCTCCTAATATGGGGGCCATTACCCCAAAATCAAAACCTGCCATATCATCACCTTCTTTGCATAATAAAAACCGCCGATGCAAGCATCAAGCGGTTGTGGTTGTTTTGGATAAGAGAAAACCGCCTTTTTCAAGACGGCTTGCGTGTGTTTATAGCATTCCTCGTTTTTCCAGTTCTTTTGTCATACATTCAGGACATATATCATCACGTCCATAAAATTGAATCCTTTGGCAAACATTTTGCTCCGGGTGCATTTTGAAATCCGTCCCGCAAATATGACATTTTATAATCAATAGCCCGTTTTTATCATATCGCGGAAGCTTATCAACGAAATTCTTTACAAAACAATATAAATAATCAATTTTTTCGTCTGTTGTCATAATTATCTCCTATTGGGCAACTTTGGTAGTGAAATCCAATGGGTATATAAGCGTCCAGTAACACAACCTTTACCAACTTCATTCCATCGGCAAAAGTCTGTTTCATTATCTTCTCTCAAAACAACTACATAGCCGCTCTTGTCTGCGTCCGCTTTTGTTGGCAATCCATCCCCCACGCTAATCCATTCCATAAATCATTCACCCCTCCCCAAAAACTCCCTTATAGGCTTGCTATAATATATTTCCGTATCGGCGGGATAGCCATTTTTTTCATTATATTTTCGTTGCGCCGCCTTGAATTCCTGTTCAGATATTCCGTCATAGCAAAAACCATTAAGGTCTACGCCATAACCGCCACCATCATAATAATAGGTATTCCCATCAAGTTCAAATGCAAAATCGCGGTCGCCGCCACCCACAAACATTGGCATATTATTCGCCACCCTTCAAGAAATCCTTGATAATCTGCCGTATACGCTCGCTCAATGTCTTTTGCTGTTCCGGCGTGAGTTGTTCGTATTGCTGGCGGTTGACCTCGTCAGAATGATTGATATATGCTAAAAATAATCTTTTCGCTATCGCGTTGGCTTCTTTCTGCGTCAGAGATTGCTTGACCTGCTCCGTTTCAGCCTTATTCAAACTAAACGCAATCCGCATCGTAGCGTCATTATAACGCTTCTTAACGGCAGGGGATGGGCGGCTCATTGCGCCGCCCTCTTTTTTGACACAATCAATGCCGCAAACGCTTTGGCTTCTTTGATTGTTTTGCAATGACTTATGAGATTTCCGTTTCTTGTATCTCTAATGGCAACAAAACCAACATCACATTTTTCAATTTCAATAATTTCATGCCGATAAGCTGTTCCATAATGCCCTTTTACCTTCTCCCAAACCAGTTCTCCTTTACTTTCTATGATTTGCGCTTTTTTGGCTTCTTTGATAGAAAATACCGTGTCGTTTTCATTGCCTTTTGCTTTTTCAATAAACGCTATTGCTTCTTCACATTGCTTTAATTCACTTTGCAAGCAATCTTTTTCTTCATACAATGCGCAAGCCTTGACCGCATTGTCGGTATATTGATTTATTGATTGATTTACCTTTTTTCTGTCCTTGCGAAAACCGACCATCCCGCCAGCGAAATATTTCGCTACTTCATCTTGATAATTTTTTTTGCCATGTATTTTTTCAATTTGACTTTCGATTCGATTAATTTTTGTTTGAGCTGAATTTGCCTTTAATTGCAATTCGGAAATTGTCATATTCTCTATTAGCTTCATTTTCAAAACCCCTTTGTTTCATTTGATATACTTATTATAGCATATATTAATGTATGTGTCAAGGGGTTTATGCAAAGTTTTTTACTGCTTCTATCCCGTAACCCTATACGGCAACCTAAAGCTAAGAATCTGCGCTTCTCGCTGTTTTAAGCGATTTTCCGCCCATAGTTGCGCTTGCGACGTATCAAATGATACCGAACGTCCCGCCTCCGATACGCTTGTCGCTTTCCCGGTTGTGCCGCTTGCGTTGGACATTTCGTTGTACATGTCAAACGCCATCATACAAGCCTCGTGCTCCAATTCCAATGGCAGTTCTTGCCTGTTGGTAGTATTCAGTATGCTTTGCGTTACAATGCCGATATGAAGCGACAGGAGCGCGTCCTTCGAATCGTCCGTAATGCCTAGCAACATTTTTACGGTGTCAAGTAGGTTCATGCGCCACCTCCCATCTGCGCTCTTCATCCGAAAGCGGGCATAAGAGAAAACTAAAATCTTCGTCGCAAGCGTCACATGACATCTTGAGCTCACGGCAAATGATAACAAGATCATCAATGCTCAAATCGCGGACACCGATATGTGGGCATTTTCCGTTGCAATCTTTAGGAAATCTATGATTCATCTGTCACCGCCTCATAGGTCTGCTCGAATATATCAGGTTTGCAGGGATAAAGCTCTCCAGCAACGCCCTGAATAACATAATCGCCATCGCTGATTAAATGTACACCCTCCAGTGTTCGAATAGTCATCTGCGCTTTATCAACAATCCTGTCATTTACGGCTTGCTGAAACCATTCTGGTGTTTCGAAAACCGACGTTCCAACCCACACTTGAAAGGCCTCTATAATAATGGGTTTCTTTCTATATTTCATCATGCGCCTCCGTTTCTCCTTCCGTTTCCTCCGCAAATATACTTTCCTTCTTCGGCTTTTTTACCGCCGCTTTTTCGAGCTGGGGAGCAATGGCGGGGGCGGACTTTTCCGCCTGTTCCTGCCGTTTTTTAATGATTTGCTGTCTGCTTAATTCCGTGAGTGCCAAACCTCTCACCTCCATGTACACAAGAAAAGCGCCCTATAGCAGGACGCTTGATGTGTTTGGTTTTTTATACTAAAAATTCCACACAGTAAGTATGTGTAATCGCCGAAATGTTTATTTGCCCTTTTTCGTAATCCGGCTTAACATTCATTTCGGCTCCACGAGTTCTAAACGTATCTAATTCACATTCCGCATATGCCTCTGGATTTGTTGCTTTTGCATTGTCGATATATCCCTTCATATCGCTCGCAAAGTCATCCAACTGCTCACTTTTGTTTTTTCGTTGTCCGATTTGCTGCTTTTCCCAAATATCAATTACGGAGTCGGATATCTCTTTTAAGACTTGTTCAGTGTCCATGTATATCACCTTCCTTTTTGGCATGAGGAAAGCGCCCCACTATAACAGGACGCTTAATTATTTAGTTTTCATTCGCCATATTTTATCGTGCGTGGAAAGTTTCCATTATAAAGGTCTTCGATGGTTGGTTTTCTTTCAAGTCTAGACAATAATCTCTTGCAATCATTGCACATTCTGTCAAGAATCGTATGCGTATTCAAAAGCATTTCGCCATCCCCGACCATTTTCTTTATTTCATCGCCGAGTGCTTTTTCTAAATATGGACTTTCGCCAGAACACTCCAAGAGGATTTCGCATTCGCCACCCGTGACACCTTCTATTCTGACAAACGGATAATTATACTCATCATATATTAAAACTTCTGCGTCAGGCGGCAGTTTTGACAATTCTTCTATGAGTTGACCTGCCGTAATGCCTGTGCTTTCATACCTCATTTACTATCCCCCCTAGCAGATGCTTAAATTATTTGATTCCATGATTAGCTATTAATCCTCACGCTTTATATATTCAACAGACAAAGGCAAACACGCTATATCGCTTTGCCCCGCCATCATTCTGCCGTTTATATTCATTCTGCCAAAATCAGAACGAATAATTACATCTCCAGCAATGAAATTAACATCATAATTAAACGGATTTTCAGCATAGTCTATAGGGGCAGTATTTGAATTATAGGTATCGCCAGTTATGATGCGGGTCAACAATCTTGAGATCATTTCAACAGCAAATAGAAGCGTCCCATCATACTTTGAATGTTCAGTGGCGCAATATTCGAAATCCCCTTCTGGGTCATATTTAACCCGGCAAGTCCGCTCGCCTAAATCCGATTTCAACGAAATGGCCATTAAATTATTATCGTGCGAAGATTTCAAAAATTCTTCATCAATATTGATACAGCCTTTTAGAGCATCCCAAAATGGCAATATGTCTATATTTGATGTTTCAATAACATCCACATCGCTTATAGGCAACATTATTCCGCCTTGCTCTATTCTGGACAATACAAATTCTTCAGACCTGCTCATAATTAACACCGCCTTTCGTATTCGCCTTAAAATTGTAGAGGGAAGTCCAGTAAGGCAACTGGATTTTCGGGTACGTTTCCCTATCCCTCAATGATAATTATACCACGAAACCCGCATAAGCACAAGGTTATTCAGCCTTTTTGAGAAGGTTAATCACTTGCCTACGGGTTTTATCTGTGATATCAATTTGCCTTTCAGCGGCAAGTGCAGCAAGGGTTTCGTCGTCAAGCTCGTTGTAATCCGTGGCTTCCTCCGAAACAGCAGGAGCAAGGGTTTCCCCCTGCTCCGGTTCTGTACATGTTGTCAAAAAAGGTTCTTGTTTATTTTGAGCTACTTTTCGCGCTCTATTGAATGCGGACATTCCCATAAAATCACTCCTTACAGGGTGTGCTTAAGCAAAATCATACCAATGTGCTTGCGGTCATATACGCGCTCCCAGTTTGCACCGTCCTGAAGCTCGGTATTAGACGGCGCTTCGCCGGAAATGTTAGCTCCTGTCCACCTAACGCCCAGCGGATGGAGTACAAAGGCGCGGCGGTTGACGAGATAATCCGTACCCTGCAAGCTGTCTCTATCGGTTTCCACTGGCGTAAAGTCAACCGGCGTACCATCGCCGCGCCCGAAAACGCCATTTCCAAGCAGATAAGTACTGTATACGTTGCCGGAATAGGGGACGGTGTCATCCGTTACGGTTCTGTACCCTAAATAAGTGGGAATTACGATTTCGCCACGTGCATTGGGTATGAACTCGATCAAGTTCTGCTTTTGCAGCTTTGTATAAGTTTTGCTATGCATGACGATAGCCGCCAGCTGGTCGGCTGCGTCTCCCAGCAGCTGCTTTGCGTCAAGGGTATTCTCTGCGCTGATTGTTTCGGAGCTTCTGTCGAGTACGTGCTCTGCCACCATAGCCGCGCTTGTGAATACGCCTGTCAGTGTACTGATAAGGATTCGCTGTTCCTGCCTAACCCAGTATTCCGCTACCATAGAGGCAATAGCCTCCATTGCGCTGTCACCGGCAATAGCGGAAGCGAGCTCGTTTGCGCCCCATGCGTTACCTCTAAGGTGCATAACGGCGACATCCTTTGCCGTACCGATTCCCATAGGGGTAAGCGGCGTTACGTCGCTCAATACTTCACTGTCGCCGTCAATGCGTCTCCAGAACGGCATATTAATCGTTCTGCCGCCGCCGGTTACAAGTCCGTTCAGTTTGTCACTCTGCGTAACAAGCCCACTGTTGATAAGTGCGGACTTTTCGATAATCGCCTCGCGAACATACGCCGCGAATACTGCCGGTTCGATGATATCAGATATTCTTGTAATTGCCATAAAAATTAATCTCCTTTAATTGTTATAAATTTACCCCTGCTGCTTTTGCCATCGCCATGGCTTTGCTGGGGTCTTCTCTGTAGATCCTTGTTTGCTCTGCGATATTTCTGGTTTCTTTCATCCAAGGATTTTTCTCTCCGCCGCCCGGCTTTGTCCCGTCGGGCTGGAAAAGCGATACGCCGCTGGGGAGTTGCTGGGTGGGCGTAGAGCCTTGCCCTGCTGCCTGCGACTCGATGTCGAACAGGTAACTGTGGGTTTCAGTGAACGGCTTGAGCTGTTCGTCCAAGCCCTCAATGCCCTTGTCTGTGCGCTTCAAGCTTTCGCGGTTCAGAAGTGGCAGAATGATCTTCGGGTCTTTGACCTTTGCAGCCTTCAGCGCTTCGTTCAGATCCCGGTCGAACTCCCACTCGGATATTTTCTCACCCGCTTCCGTCTTGGCCTTTTCGAGTTCCTCATCCCGCTCCTTCAACTTGGATTCCAACTCTTTGTACTGTTCAGTTTCCTTGACGTTTAGACCTTTTTGCGCGTTTTCCACGGCTTTCTGTAAATCTTCTTCTGTTTTCAATTTAGAAGTAGAGGCGGTGTAAACCGCAAATATCTGGTCTATTTTTTCGCTCTCAGAAAGAGCCGCGTCGTTCAATATTTTTTTAATTGTCGGTCTGTTCATAGTTAATCTCCTTTAACGCCGCTTAAGGCAAATGTCAATATTTACGCCTATTGACTACGGCAAATTAAGCCTTTTATCGCCTTGCTGAGGGCAAAATTCATCGTTATTCGTCTTCCTCGTCTTCTATCGCTTCGATATTTTCAGCCGTGTTGTACTTTATCATCATGTTTGCAATCGTTAGCATCACTTTATTGTTGTCTCGGAGCAAGGTGTCTGCTGTCGAAATAAACTCGTTTTTGGTAGCGTCCGGCAAATCAGAGCCTTTGACAAGCGCGACAAGCTCTTGCCATTGCCTAACTCTGTAACCATCTTCCGCTAATCGTACAAGCTGTGCTAAGATTTCATTCATGTATTTCCTGTCAGGCCTACGTCCATCTTCAACCGTCACTTTTACATCTGCCATGTAATCGCCTCCTTCCCGGAAAAATAAAAAGAGCCGCCCATCTCCGATAAGGAAACGAACGGCTCAATGGCTCTGGTTATTCTGATTGTTTAATTGGTGACAGAGGAAGCGGAAACCAGTAGGCAAATCTAAGCGGTATGTTCGCATCGATTCCATGAATGTATATAATCTCACTTCCGCTCACTGCTGCCATATACACGCCCTTATATCCATCTAGCGAATCAACCAAAACGGGACAATGTGTTAGTCCCGGCAATTCATCTTCAACGCTAATCCATTTCATTATTCGGCTCATTCTGGCTCTCCTTTTGGCTCAATTTGATTTCAATTTCACTCTTACACCGTTTGCAGTAACAAAAAACGCCTCTGCTCTCGGCATCAGCGTTGTATGTCGCTATTCGTTTACCACAATCGGGGCATAGGTAGTCTTGTTTCATTCGTCACCGCCTTTATTTAACGTTCATCCGGGCGCGGGGTTATTTAATATAATTTTGTAGATGGACAATGCCCCTTGAGCGCTCCATTGCAAAAAGCATT